GACAGGTCATCACATGGTCTTGAAAGTTATGGTATCGACTATGGTGTTCCTAAGCCAAAGGTCGATGATTGGGAAAACCTGACCTACGAAGACTATGCACATCGTTGCGTAGAAGACGTTAAGATCAACTGGCGTCTCTGGAAGGAACTGGAAGGCAAGCTTATCAAGCTGTATGGTTCGCTTGAGAAGGCTATGAAGATCATCGACTACCTTGGGTTCAAGATGGACTGTGCAAGGGAAGCAGAGGAAGTCGGTGTTCGTCTTGATGTTGAACGGGCGCAGCGGAATTACGACGAACTTGAACGCCTACAAGAGGAAAAGTTCAAGGAACTGGTAAAGGCTATGCCCAAGCAACCTGTGTATAAGACGTTCAAGCGTCCTGCACAGAAGGTTAAGAAAGATGGCACTCCTACAGAGGCTTGGAAGAAATGGTTGGCCGTCTTGTTTCAGGCAGAGTTGCCCTCTGACTACGACAAAGACGAAGTGGAGTTGGTTGTTGATTGGGAAGATGCAAACCCAAACAGTGATCAACAAGTTAAAGATTGGTTGAACAAACTTGGTTGGGAACCTCAGACATGGAAGTACGACAAGAATAAGAAGACTGGTGTAGAGAAACGTATCCCACAGATCAGGTATCCAGCAACACATGCGGAAGCTGGTCAACTGTGCGAGAGCGTTCTAAAGCTTAAAGAGAAAGCCCCCGGAGTGGAAATTCTAGAGGGTCTTACTGTGATCCGTCACAGAAAGGGTTTCTTCAAGGCTTTGCTGGATAGTCACAAGGATGGTTGGCTGAAAGCCTCTGTCGCTGGTCTAACCAATACGCTTCGTTTCAAACATGCCAAACCTTTGGCTAACATCCCCAAAGTGGAAAAGCCTTGGGGTGGAGAAATCCGTGGCTGTCTGATTGCACCAGAGGGTTTTGATCTGTGTGGCGCTGACATGGTTTCCCTTGAGGATACCACTAAACGTCATTACATGAAACCATACGACCCTGACTACGTTGAGGAAATGTCTAAACCGGGGTTTGACCCCCATCTTTCACTTGCACTTTTTGCAGGTAAGATTACACAAGACGAATATGACTTCTACAAATGGTATCATGAAAATCAGGAACGGTAATACAAAACAGTCCGAAATGTCTGCAAGACCAGAGAAGTATCCTCAAGGAGCTTTCAAAAAGAAGTCTTGCAGATATTGTTCTACAGAATTTGAACCCCAAGCACCAAGTCACCTCTACTGTAGTCAACAGTGTGCAGATGATGCAAACAGTGATAAATACTACAAGAGTAAATATGGTGTAAGTCTATCATTTGTAAGGACCCTTTATGACAAACAAGGTGGAGTTTGTGCTATCTGTCAGACAGAGGGCTTTAAGATGTTGGGTGGGCATAATTCCGGTATGAATCTAGATCATTGCCATAAGACAGGTGTAGTAAGGGGTTTGTTGTGTCACAACTGTAATCGTGGGTTAGGTCTTTTACAGGATAGTCCTACCTATTTAAGACGGGCAGCGGAATACTTGGAGAAATTTTGATGACGTTGGATGAAATGAAAGCGTTGCCACAAGATCAACAGAAAGCTATCATCAAACACCTTAAAGGTGTTAGGCAAGCCTATAAGACTGTTAACTATAGTGCAACCTACGGTGTTGGTGCTGCTAAACTAGCCCGTGAGACAGGTCTTCCTCAGAATGATGCCAAAGGTCTTCTTGATGCGTACTGGATGCGTAACCATTCTGTTGTTAAGGCTACAGAGAGTTTTACTGTCAAGATCGTCGGTAACTCCATGTGGTTGTTGAACCCTGTGTCTGGTTTCTGGCACAACCTTCGCTCTGAGAAGGACAGGTTCTCGACTGCCAACCAATCAACGGGTGTCTATTGCTTTGACACTTGGTTGTTCTTTTGTCGTAAGGCTGGTGTCAAGGTTGCCATGCAGTTTCACGATGAAGTAGGTTTCTATGTTCCGAAAGTTACCTCTGAATTTACAGAGGGTATTTTGAAAGGTGCAATCAGTAAGACTAACGACAAACTCAAATTGAACGTCTTGCTGGACATTGATACAAAGATCGGTAAAAATTATGCCGAAACACACTAAAAAATAACTAGAATTGGTTGACAAAAACCAACAATACAACTATATACCCATCCACAAGCCACAACCATCGCATTTCCCCAAGATTGCTTGTAGAGTGAAATTGCTTGATGCCGATGTGGCTTGTTCACTTTAATGAGTAAAGTGTTCTATCTTTACCCTTGTTGCATGATCCTTATGGGACTTAAATGTTCAACAATAAAGACCCCTCACGCCTTCTGGTAACTTAGATCAAAATGCTAAGTGTAAAGCCAAGCGCACCCAGAGGGGTCACTTATTGTAGGTTTGTGGGTTTCCCTGTGACTGCGTAGCGGTCGCTTTAAAAACCTCCAACAATTCCCTTAATGCTGGTGTAGCACAGTTGGTAGTGCAACGCTCTTGTAAAGCGAAGGTCGGGAGTTCAAGTCTCTCCACCAGCACCAGTTAGAGAAGTATGCTCGTTGCACTTCGCGTTTGTTGTTGTTTTAGGCCATTGGCCGGAAGGTTAATAATATGGCTGAGAAGCTGAAACACAATCTCCACATCGCTACATACATTCGTAAAGCCATTAGGGCTGGTGTGTCGATGAAAGTCATTCTGGACAACATTCAGAAATATGACCATGCACCTTCTAGCATGAATGGTATGTATCGTACATATCGTAATGACATTGCAGAAGCCCGTGCTGAAATCCAAGAACTTGTTGGCTCAGTTGTTGTTAACAAAGCCCTTGAGGGCGATCTTAAAGCTGCTGAACTTTTCCTTCGTTCTAAAGCTGGCTGGAACCCGACAGTCAAGATTGAGGAAGTTGATCCCGAAGACGCCAAAGAAGATACTGGTGCCATTGATGATCTTCTTGCCCTTCTTGGTCGCAAGAAAGAAGATTAACCAAAATGAGTAAGAATGGTCTTAAACTACATGCCGACGATCTGAGGGCAATGGGTGAAGACCTTGAGGCTTTGTTGTTGAAACTTGGCCCTGCCAAAGCAGAAGAACTTGCTTACACTTGGCCCTTCTGGGCTAGACCTCAACAGATGGCCCCTGCTGGTGATTGGAACACTTGGTTCATTAATGCTGGTCGAGGTTTCGGTAAGACCCGTGCTGGTGTTGAGTGGGTCCGTGGCCTAGTCAAAAAGGGCTATAAGCGTGTTGCTGCTATTGCCGCTACTAACTCGGACATTGAACGAGTTATGATTAACGGTGAATCTGGTTTCCTTTCTCGTTGTTGGGCTGGTGACAAGACTGATAAGGGTGTTCCTATTGGGAAACCTCTTTGGTCGCCAACTAAACGTCTCCTGACTTGGGAGAATGGTGCATACGTCCAATTCTTCTCTGCCGAAGAACCAGAGCGTCTTCGTGGTCCGCAGTTTGAAGCTGCTTGGTGCGACGAACTTGCTGCATGGAATAGAGACAGAGACACTTGGGACATGCTCCAATTCTGTCTTCGTCTTGGTAAACATCCTCAAGTTTGTGTAACTACAACCCCTAAACCGACTAAGTTGGTCAGGGACATTATGAAGAACCCTAAGACTATTGTTACTTATGGTTCTACCTTTGATAACTCAGCAAACCTTGCTTCTACGTATCTAGAGGCTGTTAAGTCTCAATATGAAGGTACTCGTCTTGGTCGTCAAGAACTCTATGCTGAAATCCTAGATGAAGCCTCTGGCGCTCTCTGGACACGACAACTCCTCTCTACTTGTGAAGTTGAAGTCGATGATCCTGTAGAGTTTGCTAAGACGCTTGCTAGGGTTGTCGTTTCAGTCGATCCGGCTGTTTCATCAAATGCTGAAAGTGACTTGACAGGCATTGTTGTTGCTGGGATGGACATCAACGGTATTTGCTACATCCTACAAGATGCAACAGACAGGTTCACACCAGAAGGTTGGGCTGCTAGGGCTATCGAACTGTATAACCTATACGGGGCTGATAGAATAGTCGCAGAGCGTAACCAAGGTGGTGAGATGGTCCGTTACACCTTCAAGACCATTGATGAAACAATTCCTATTAAACTTGTTCATGCTTCGCGTGGTAAGTTTGCCCGTGCTGAACCTGTATCCGCTCTTTATGAAAGAGGTAGGGTAAAGCATGTTAGGGGTCTTGACCTTCTCGAAGATCAGATGGTTCAATGGTGTCCTTTAGGTAGTATCGGATCACCAGATAGGTTGGACGCAATGGTCTGGGCTGTAACTGAGTTAGCTTTAAAAGGTATTGCTCGTCCAGAGTTGAATCTTTCTTATTCAGATGCAAAAGGGTTGACTGCAAAAAATGTATAAGTGCAACTGTTGCAAGATTGAGAAACCTTTTTCCGAGTTCAATAAAAACCGGAGTCGTCGTACAGGTTACTCTCAGTATTGTAAGGTTTGTGTATCTAATCGAAACAAAAGCACTTTTGTAGACCATGCAGATCACTATAGGAAGAATGCTGATTACTATAAAATCAAAGCAACTTTCAGAAAAAGTTATGTCAAACAAGCTACGCCAAAGTGCTTAACAATATCACAAAAGCAAAGTATAATTGACATATACAAACATGCTCTTGACTGTTCGATTATAACTGGTGAGAAATATCATGTAGACCACGTTGTTCCTCTTAGGGGTGAAGAAGTTTGTGGTCTGCATGTTCCTTGGAATTTGCAGGTGTTGCCTGCTGATATAAATATGTCAAAAGGCAATCGCTATGAAGAAGCTGAGTGAGACTACTTCTAAAATTGAACTCGGCGTTTATGGCCGTAACACATACACGGGTGACATTCGAGCCGACGAGTTTCTTCAAGAACTCCGTGGCAAGAAGGCAATCCAAAAATATCGTGAGATGCGTGACAACAACGCAATCATTGGTTCTATCATGTATGCTGTCGAACAGACCTTGCGTGATGTGAAGATTGATGTTGTCCCTGCTAATACTAGCCCAGAAGCCCAAAAAGAGGCTGAGTTCCTTAAGTCTGTTCTGGATGACATGGACCACACTCTTGATGACCATGTGTCTGAGGCTTTGTCGTATCTGACTTATGGTTTCTCTTGGTTTGAGATTGTTGCTAAGCGCCGTGAAGGTGACGCACGATCCCCCAAGAAAAACTCCAAATACAATGATGGCCGTATTGGCATCAAGAAACTTGCCATTCGTGCGCCTTGGACAGTTAATCGTTTCGAGGTTGATACTGACACTGGCGAAGTTACTGGGATGTGGCAAGACTCCGCTTGGGGTAAGATGCCTGTAATGATCCCCGTTGAGAAGTCTCTGTACTACCGCACTACAAGTCTAAATAATGATCCCTCTGGTCGGTCGGTCCTCAGAAATGCTTATGTCTCTTACACATATCTCAACAAAATTCAGGGTTATGAAGCCGTTGCTATTGAACGAGAACTTCATGGTGTCCCTGTTGGGCGTATGCCTGCTGAATATCTAAGTTCAGATGCAACAACAGACCAAGCAAACCTTCGTTCTCAGTTTGAACGTATCCTTCGTGACTTGAAGAACAACGAACAAGGTTATGCTCTGTTGCCGTCTGACCTGTATGTCGATGCAGATGGCAAACCTACAAATCAACGTCTGATGGACATCGAACTCATTACTGCTAATGGTTCTCGCTCTATCCAGATTGACCCTGTTGTTAAGCGTTATCAACATGACATTGCTCGTAGCCTTATGGCAGAGTTTTTGATGCTTGGTACTAATGGTGGGTCTTACGCACTGTCTAAGACAAAGACAGACCTTTTCCTCCGCAGCCTTGAAAGCTACATTAACGCTATTGTTGATGTGCTGAACAAGCAACTTGTTGAACGTCTATGGCAACTTAATGGTTTGTCGTTTGATGTGATGCCTAAGCTTGTTGCTGGTGATGTTGCTCCCCACGATCTTCGTGAGATTGCAGCCTTCCTGCGTAACATCAATGGTGCTGGTATTGAGGTTAAGGATCATCCTGAACTTGTTAAAGACCTCATGGACATTGCTGAACTTGAATTTGATAGCCAAGCTTATGCTCAAAATCTAAAAGATCAATCTAACAAGGAACAGGTAGATGGCAACCCTCAATGATCGTGTCTTTGATAACGGCCTAACCGTTCTTGACACAGAAGCTAACAAAATCACAATCACTTCGCAAGAAGCTACAACATACACTGAGGGCAATGCTACTTATGCCCTTGGTAACTCGACTTCGATTAGCATTTCTGCTCCTGCTGACCGTACTGGTGGTGGTCGCAAAGTTACTGTCTCGGCTATCACAAACGGTTCTGTAACTGCTAACGGTACTGCTACTCACTACGCCATTCTGGATACTTCGACAACCTATGGTGGCCCTCGTCTCTTGGCAACTGGCGCTCTGACTGCTTCTCAAGTCGTTACTTCTGGCAACACGTTTACCCTGTCGGCCTTCGACATTGGTATTCCTGACCCCGTCTAAGGTGAACTAAATGACTTTCCTCGCCAATAGAGCAAAGATGACTACAGCCACTACAGGCACAGGCACAATTACTCTTGGGTCTGCCTCTACAGGTTTCCAGTCCTTTGCTTCGGCGGGGGTTGTCAATGGTGAAAGGGTTCGCTACGTCATTGAAGATGGTAATGCTTGGGAGATTGGTACGGGTCTTTATACTTCCTCTGGGACCACACTTACTAGGGTTCTAATCCAGTCTAGCACAGGCTCTTTGTTGAACCTTTCCGGGTCTGCTACTGTTTATATTACAGCGATTGCTGATGACTTCTCTGGCCCTGAATACTGGATGATGTTGTCGTCTGACTATACTTTGGCAAACACAACCTCTACCCAGAAGATTTTTAACGCAACAACCAACGGTGCTTTGTCGCTTGATCCGGGTGTTTACGATTTTAAATCTACATTGCGTATTAGTGGGATGTCTTCAACGTCTGGTAACGCACAGTTCAACCTTCTTGGTGCTGGTACAGCAACTCTTAACTCTAACTCCCTCCATGCGTCTTGGGGTGCTGACGTTCCCGGCGCTCAAACCAGCCCTTCGGCTCTTTCCGGCGCTGTTCTTTCCGGTACAACATCCTATCAACCTGTCGTTACTGCTGGTTTAGGTGTTCTTTTGCAAGTTAACCTATCTGGTATGTTCCGAGTAACTGCATCTGGCACTATTATCCCCTCTTTGGCTTTGGCTACCGCTGCTACCGCTGCTGTTGTTGTTGCGGGTTCTAACATTGTGATCAAACAAAGGTCAACTGTTAACACTGACACTTTCTTTGGGGCTTGGACATAATGGAACCAGTCGTTAAAGCAAAGATTGAAAACGGCGTTGTTGTTGAAGCTTTCCTTGTTTGGGATATTCCTGAGCATCTGAAAGACTGGACTACAGCGCCGATTGAAGTTGGACCTAATTGGACCTACGATGGTGAGGTTTTCTATCCCCCTTCGGAGTAAGTAAATGCTTGGTTTTGCCCCTCTCGCCTCAATTACACTTGGTGATGATGGGGCAGTATCACTCCCTGTAAACTCTCTTACTGCAAACAACATCACAACAGGAAATCCTGTAAATGGTGCTGCAACTGTTGCACAAGAGCAACAACTACTAGCAAATGGTATCGTAACTGGTTCCCCAACTAACGATACATGTTCGCTAATTCAAAATCAGGCTCTTACCTCTGTAGCAATCACTACTGGTAATCCTATTCTCGGAACAACTGCTCTTGCCGTTACCTCCGCTTTGTTGGCTAATGGTATTACTACAGGTTCTCCTACTTTAGGAACACCTGATGTAACAGTTGTTCAAGCCTCTATTACAGCTAACGACATCACTACAGGAAACCCTGTTGTTGGCAGTTCTACACTGTCTGTAACAAACAATCTCTCTGCACAAGGCATCACTACAGGTAATGCCACTGTTTCTGCCACTAATTTGTCGCAGAACAATGTGCTTGTTTCCTCTCCGATTACAACTGGTCAACCTTCTGTACCAAGTGTAAATCTAATAGTAAATCATGCTCTCAACGCTGCTACCATTACAACGGGTAGTCCGAGTGTTGCAAGCCCGATTATTTCTATTCAATTTAACCTGTCTGCCTCATCTATCACGACAGGCTCCCCGAATGTTCCCTCTGTAACATTCAATCAGAAACACAACTTCACTACAGTTGGAATTACTACTGGTTCGCCCACAGTTCAATCCACTGTAATTGTCTCTAATCAGAATCTTTCTGCCACTAATATTACCACTGGTCAACCAACTTTTGGTAATGCGTATCTTAACGCTTCTAGGGGACGGATTGTTTCTATTACAGGTGTTTCTGACAACGGTGTTACAATAACAGAACTTTACAATGACGCTTCTCTGGCAGAAGGTGGTAATAGTCCAACTTTGAGAGATAGTGCAAACAGTTCTGTTATTGTCAGTATTGAAAACTCTGTCACTATGAACTCTGAAAATAGGGCTGTATGATGGCTTTCACAATTAAACAAAATGATACATCGCCAGCCCTACAGGCAACTCTTAAAGATTATAATGGAAATCCCATTAGTCTTGTTGGTGCAACAGTCAAGTTCCATCTGAAATCTTTTGAGGGTACGATCAAGGTTAACCAGAACATGACTATCACAAACGCTTCTAATGGCGTTGTGACATACTTCTGGCAATCTGGCGATACCTCTACGGCTGGAACTTACTATGCAGAGTTTGAAGTAACTTACTCTGATCTTTCTGTAGAGACTTTCCCTAATAGTGGTAATCTCGCTGTTACTATTACACCGGAGTTGGCATAATGGCTAATCAAAAAATTTCTAGTCTAACCTCTCTTACTGGTGAAGGTGCCGCTCAAGACGATCTTCTTGCTATTGTTGATACCTCTGCTTCTACTACAAAAAAGATCACTAGGGAAGAGTTTTTTAAGTCTGTTGACTATATTGAGTTTGATAAGACAAACACCCTTGCAACCCCTTTAGAAGGTCAACTGTCTTGGGATACCACAGATAAGACACTTTCTCTTGGTCTGAATGGTGGTAATGTTATCCTGCAAGTTGGTCAGGAAATGCACTATAGGGTTAAAAACTCTACAGGCTCTACTATCACTAACGGTACAGTCTGTCGTTTCGCAGGAAGCCAAGGTAATAGTGGTATCCTTCTTGTAGCACCTTTCCAAGCTAATGGCGCTTACAATAGCAATGTCATTATGGGTATTGCTACAGAAGATATTCCAAATGGTTCAGAAGGTCTTGTGACTGCTTTTGGTAAGGTTCGTGGTATTAATACATCTGCATTTACAGATGGTCAAATCCTTTACGCATCTCCTTCCGTATCTGGTGGTTTGACTGCTACAAAACCAGATGCTCCTAACAATGTTATTTCTGTTGCAGCCGTTGTTTCTGCTGCTAATAATGGCACTCTCTTTGTTAGACCTCATGTGGAAGACATCTGGCAAGGTGTTCCTGCTACAAGCACTTCTCCGGGTTCGAAAGGGGATAACGCATTTGATGCTAACTACTTCTATATTTGTGTTGCTACAAATACTTGGAAGCGTGTAGCCCTTAGCACTTGGTGATTAACATGCCTTATTCTTCTAATGCCGATCTTCCTAAAGCAGTTCGTAGTAAACTTTCTAGCCATCAACAAGATGTCTTTAGGAACGTCTTTAACTCTATGATGGGTGAAGACGGCATGACAGAAAGCCGTGCCTTTGCTGGTGCTTGGTCGCAAGCTAAACAAGCAAGCGTTACCAAAGCGATGTATCAAGGCAAAGAAGTCTCTCTGGACAAACCTTTCCGTCTTCCTGCTGGATCGACCAAGAAGTTTGGCGTCTATGTAAAAGATGGTGACAAGGTTAAGAAAGTGACCTTCGGTGATCCTAACATGGAAATCCGCAGGGACGATCCTAAAGCCCGTGCAAATTTCCGTGCTAGACACTCTTGCGATACTGCTTCTGATAAGACATCCGCACGTTATTGGTCTTGTCGTATGTGGGATGATAACGTCTCTGTGACAGAAATGACTAACAAGTCTGATGTCAAGATCGAAGGTCAAATCCTTAAGCAAGATAGCGAAGAACGCCTTGTCTATGGTTGGGCCTATGTCTCGACAGATAAAGGTGAGATTAGTTTGGATCACAGTGGCGAGTTTATTCGTCCTGACCAAATCGCTAAAGCAGCAACAAACTTCATGCTTTCCATGAGAACGGCTAAGGCCATGCACTCTGGTGGCAAGAT